CTTCCTGTCGATGCGAAGTTCACCTCCCGCATCTTGACAATGTCTTGCTCGGAAAGCTGCTCGTCACCGACCAGTTCCCACTCCTCCAAATCCTCGTCTTCTCCAAGCGAGGTTAACTCACGCACCAACTCCTCGGAGGCAGGGGATGATGCTTTACTAAAAAGTGATTGAGCGACCTCTGGAGATACCTTGTGCAGGTGTACCAGAATCGTGATAGCTTGGTCGGTACTGATATGACCTTCGTTTGCTGCTTTGATTAAGTCCAAAGGCAAGGCAGAACTCATCTGCACTTGGTCGGCCTTCTTCACTCCCGTTTCTTCTTCGATTGTTGTGGAGTCCGTGACCTTGATATCGTTGAACTCCATCGGAGAAAGCGGCTTGAAGTACAAATTCAAAGCGACATTGTTCACCGCCAGCAGCTCGTCAAAGGCCTTTAAGATTCCGTTCTGGATAGGGCGGATGACCGTGTTGTCCAAAAGCAAGTAAGCGTTCTTGATTTCGTCTGCGTTGCTTCCAAGCCCCGTGTTCTCTTTGATGCCGAACAGCATCGGAGAAGTGATGCGGTGACCTACAAGAACCTTTTGAGCTGACTCCGAAGAAAGGAACTCGTATTGCAAATGGGCGTCAGACAGGGTGACTGGCTCAATCGTAGCAGCTTTTGTGCTGTCATCATTGAACGCAAGAATCCAACGGCCAGCGTTGGTGCTTCCCTGCCACTTCTGGGCGATGGTGGAATTGATATTGTCCTGCTCCTCCTGTGGTGGGATGCCGTTATTGAAGTTGATTATCATTGACGGAGCGAGTCCGTTCTTGATATTGTTGATGTGGTAGTTAGCAATCTCCTCCTCTAACTCCGCATAAGGCAAAGCCGCCAAGTAGCGAGGGGGTGAGTAGTAGTACGAACCTGCCGAATAGGGGCGGTAGTAGAAGATTTCACGCTTCTCGTTGGACTCCTCAAAGGCAGCGATGCGTTGCACTCCAGAGCGGTTCCGAACCTTTGTCCAGTCCCAAGCGTAGTAGTATGCCTTGATGGTTCCATCTTGGTCGCACTTCTCGGCACGCAAGGTCTGGACGGGCATATGAGTCACCTCTGCGATTGCTGATTTGTCAGCATTCCACAACACTTGCAAAGCCCCATTACCAAGCCAGTATACGTCATTTGCAAAGCGGTAGGCGCACTCCTCCGAAATCAATCTGCGGAACTCAAGGAATGCAGACGGATTAGAAGCCGAATCGGTAGCATCCAAGCCCTTTCCGTAAATCATATCCACGATACCCGTGATGACGGCGTTGTTCGTAGCAGACCCGTTCCTGCGGTCAATGAGGTACTGGTAGTAGTTGTTGTCATCTCCGTACTCCACCCAATCAAGGCGGGGGTTCTCCACGATTGCAGGGGCAACGTAGGAGTCGAACTGAACGAGGCGAATGTTATTCTCCATAAATCTTGAACTGATTGTTCATCGTCTCCTCTACTGTCGGGAGGACGGGTTGATAGGTGCTTGTTGTTTGACCACTCGGAAGCATCAGCAGACGATCGAATGCGAGTATCTTGGTATTTGTCCAAGCCACGTTGAAGGTCTGCTCCGTAAGGCGAATCATATACACTACCTCGGCATCAAGTGGCGTGGTATTGTAAGTGAACGTAAACTCACGAGTGTCTGCGTCAAAGGTAGGGGAGGTCACGTTGTAGATGGTGTCCGTGCGTCCGTCTTTTGAGTAGAGAACCATCTGCACACGCCACGTTGTATTGTACCCTGCGAGGGTATCAACCCCCACTTGCCAGTCACGCACGGGCAGAGTGATAGTGTTCTGGGTTTTGTATGATACGAAAGTCATACCTATATAACCCAAGAGTGGGACTTATGTGAAAAAAGAAAGGGGGCCGAAGCCCCCTCTCACGTCCCGTTGGTCTAATTACGACCCAGTAACGATTGTTGGTTTGGTACCTAACAATCCAGCGAACGGGTTATTCGCAACCGCTCCGAGCAGGAAGTTTGCAGGCACACGCTCTTGACCCGTCAAGGTCAAGTTGTAGCCCGTAAGGTCTCCCATTGCAGAACCAGTCACGATAGAACCACCCGTTACTTCTGAACCGTGTTCCAATCCCATCACCCAAGCGTTGCCGTTGTTATCCTCGACAATAACCACGGGCTTTGCCCAAGCGAGCAACTTCACCTCTTTGTGGGTGTCGGCATCTTGCTTCTTCAGAACGATGTTCAACACCTGCTCGAAGAAGGTCGTGCCGTTCTCACGGCTGGAAGTGATGGCCTGCTCAAAGTTGGAGGTACCTTTCAAGTCGTACTTGTAGGCACTCGTGGCAGTAGTGGCCAATTGGTCAATGACATCCGTGTCAGCGGTGTCGTAGGAAATTTGTGCCAAGTCAATGGAGTTGATGAAGTAGACCGCATTCAGTCCTCCTACTTGGTCTTTGCAGGGCTCGATCCGCCCCAATGTTAATGAACAAGCCATTTTATTTTATTTTTTATAGTCGTTAGAAATGTGAGTTTTAATTCGGTGACAGTTGGCGCAAAGTGTTTGCAGGTTGATCAAATCGTTGTTGTGGCGGTTGCCGTCTATATGGTCGACATCAAGCTGGCAAGGGTGGATAGGAACAAATCCACACATTTGGCAAGTCGCTTTCTTGTGCTTTCGGTAGACATCTTTTGGTCGGACTGCTCCTTTTGTTTTATACCTGTGAGATTGTTTGCACCTTTCACCGCAGAATTTCTTTTGCTGACCAACCAACGGATTTGAACAGTTCAAACACAAAAGGGAGGACGAGGGTGTCTTACCCAAGCCCTCCCCCTGCGTCATCTATCAGCGATTAGGCGTAGTATACCAAGTCGGCACCTACTCCAAACTGAACACCAGCCGTCATACGCATAATGAAGCGTACGTTCTTGCTACCGTCCAAATCGCCCATATCCAGAACCTTCACTTCGTTGGTGTCGGACAACAAGCCAGTACCGAAGTACAAGTTGGACTTCTGACCAGCAACCATCTTGTTTGAACCAAGACCAGGAGCGTGGAACAACTTGACACCTTCGAACATCAGCTCTTGGTTGTTGAACCACGTTGAACCTTTTGAGTCCACACCCGCAGCACCCAAGCCAGAAGCACCGAATCCGCCCAATGCACGGACGTAGGCCTTCATTACGTTGGTCGGGATGTAGATGTGCAAGTCCTCCTTACCGAACAATTCGGTAGGGATTGCGTCAACGACACGACCAAGCTCCGTGATGACGTTGGAAGCAGATACCCCAGCGGTAACGGCAGTCACGTCAATGACAGTAGAGTCAGCAGCAAGCAAAGCTTGGAAGCCGTTGAACTCACCTGCGCTGGCAGTAGCACCAGTCCAGATTTTCTGCTCGATCCACTCGGCAACCTTTGCAGAGTTGTAGGCGATGAAGTAGTCAACGAAATTCTTTGGCAATACGTCAAAAGCGGAGTAGCCCATTTGGATGGCTTCCCAATCGCTCTCGAAGTCGCTCTTGCACAACTCCAAGTTAACCTGCAAGAACTCGGGCTGCAAGATGCGCTCGGTCAAGGTCAAGGTGGAAGTGTCGGTGAAGTCGCAGGTCTGGTCTTTTACGATGCCATCCAGCTCAACTCGCTTGATTACTTCTTTGAATTTGATGTTTGGCTTGACAGTCAAGCCGCCTTTTGCGATGGTGTCACCGCTCAACAGGGCAGCAGAGATGTACTGGCCTGCAAACTGACCAGCATAAGTGGTCGTAATGCTCGTACTTGTGGGCATTTTATTGGGGGTTGTTTAGTTGAATAATTTGTTGAACACTCGGTCTGCGGTTGTCGCAGTACGCTTCGCACCGATTTGGAATTTCAGTTCGGGTTTAACCTCGACAGGGGCAGCCACGATGGGCTTCTCTGCGGCCATTACCACCTCTTTAACTTCCTCCTCTTTTTCGACTTCCACGGACATTTCTTCTTTCTTGCCCATTTCCGCCTTCATCATTTCAACCTCCTCTTTGAGGGATTGAATCATCGCCATCATCTCGGAGGCGGTAGGTTCAGCAGCGGCCTCGACCTCGATGGTCACTTCCTGCTCTGCTTCTTCTGCCTTCTCTTTGATTTCGGCAATCACGCCTTCTTCCGTAACGACCAAGATGCGACCATCCTCCATTTGGTATTCACCAACAGGGACTGCCACCTTCTCGCCTTCGCTTCCGATAAGGAAGATGTTTTGACCTGCCTCAAGTACCTCGGCTTCCACCATAGTACCATCAGCCAACTTTGCGCTCGCAAGGGCAACCGCTTCGGGCTGCAAGGCGAACTCAATTTTCTTGAAAATGTCGTTCAAGTTCATAGTATAATAATTAGAGATTAGGGATTTTGGGTATTTTTGCCTCCGATGAATCCGATGCCTTGCGCCCACATATCATTCGGGTCGCAGCATTTGCGGGAGTAGGTGCCGTCTTTGCAGAGGCATCCACGCCGTGAGTTGGGAGGTACGGGGGGTTTAGGATTGTTTTTCATTTTCCTTGATTTTAGATTCTGCCCAACGCTTCGCAGCCAGTCCACCCCAAAGGAGGTAGGAGATAGTACCGCAAGCAGATGAGTCGCTCTCATCGTAATACTCCTCGGCTCTTGATAGGTAGGAGTACATACGCTTCACGGTGTCAAACGATACGGGCTTTCCGTCTGCGAGTTGCTGCGCTCGTATCTTGCCAACGGGAGTAGCGCACTTGTTGCCGCCCTTCTCGTTCAGTTCAATGCCTCGCTTGGCGTTGTTACGCACGGCCTCTGGGTAGTCGGAATAGGATTCCATCACCACACGTTGCCCTGCCTTTACTCGCTTGTCTTTTTTTAGTATTCCCTTGACGGCTCCCAGAACGTACAGTTCAACGAGGTGTTCTGCCTCTTGCTCCTCAATCTCCTGCATTGAACTCATCGCCACTTCCAAAGATGGCTTGTGAGCGAACCACCCCTCGATGGAGTAGCCCTTGTACTTGCCAGATTTTACGTCCTCCCAAACTTGATCGTTGTCGACCTTGCGGGTCTGCATCCAAGTACCGATTGGGTAGTTCATTCCGTACTTGCGGCTCTTGTCGTGTACCTCGTCTTCAATTATCCATTGCTCAATTGTGGTCACTCCGTTCACCTGTTGCGAATGCTCCGTGGTAGTAGACGCCTGCAATCCCTTTTTGAGGAACAACTCCGCACTTTGGCGGATGGTCTTGTCAGTAAAGAAGACGTAATACTCCTCACCCGTCTTGTCATCCTTGCGGTAGATGGGCTTGTTCGGGATTAGGACTGGGCCGATGATAATACGCTTCTCCTCGTTTTGGATAGCGAAGGACACCTGTTGTGCGGAGAGGGCTACAAACTCCTCCTCGATTGCTGGGTTCTCTACTACCGAGATAGCATTCACCCCCATAAATTGCTCATTTTCAAGCACTAATTCGTAGTATTTCATCCTCCGAAATTTGCGCTGGTACGGATTCTGCGCTCCAGCATATTGTTATTGTTCATTTGTTGGTTGACTACATACGCCTGCATAGGGCGGTCAAAGATACCAGAGAGTGGATTCTGCCCTATTCCCGTGAACGAGATGTTTGGGGTGAATCCCCCGCCTCCTGCCGCTCCCGCTGAAGGTACTGGAGCAATAGGGTCTGCCGTTGTTTTGCTCGGTTCAAATTTGCTCTTTGCGATTGTTGCGATTTGTGCCGCTCCTGTTACTGCCGCAATACCCGCCTGCACGAATCCAGCAGGGCCAGGGGTGGACGCAAGTTGGTTCATTACAGCTGCTGCGGTGTTCGCTACCGCTTCCCCAAGTCGCAGGGCTTTGGTAATGTTAAATACCTTTTTTGCGTTCTTCTCATCGCCTTTGGAGAATGATTCCGCCAACTGTGCTAAAGCACCAAACGCCTGCCCTGCCAACTCCAGCTTCTTGGCGTTGTTCGCCATCTGCCGTTGCTCGTCCAGCTTGTCGTACTTCTCGTTGACCTTTCGCTCGGCTTTGCGCTTCTCTGCCTCAATTCTTTCTGCCTCGT